CTTCTTGAATCCTTGTTCTGTAATCTTCATCATCTTCAGTATCAGCGCCGCCTTCCGTCGTGGTTGTATTGCTAATTGCCGAAACATACGGTATCTTATCAATAATAATGTTTACTTTTCCTGCTTCGTATCCATTTCCGGCATCTCCCGTTGTTGTGCACGAGGCTTTTCCTGTTGCTGTTGTTTCCCCGGCCAGCACAGTAATATCCGCAGACACTGCAAATGTTGTGCCGTCTTCCGCTGTAATTCTTGTACCTTTCGGTACGATAACAGCTGATGTTTGCGCTGCCGACAGCGTTACCTGTACCGTTGTTGTTGCCGCCGTGGCGGTAATCCGTTCGCAAGTCACGAAGTTACCGAGATGATCCATACAATTGCCACTCGTATAAGCTAATAGATTCTGCTTAAATCCAGTATCCATTGCTTTACGCTGCTGTACGATGATCAAGGCCAGACTATTCAAAAACAGCCTCAGCGGGTCAGCCCTGGCCAATGTCCGGCCTAATATACCTTCGACAATCGTTATGATGTTATTTTGTACTGTCTCTGTATCCGCATCAACGAATTTGACTTCCGGAAGGTCACTTAACTTCATGCTGCCTCACTCTCCTCTATCTTTATTTTTACTTTAGTCTCGATAGTACCGTCTGCAGCATTGCCGTCGTAGCTCACCTTGGTGACTTTGGCCCGCGGTTCATATTTATGTACCTTTGCTATAATTTCAGCACTCAGGCGTGCCATGGCCACCGGTTCCGGGCCATCGACAATGCTTGCATCAATGCCAAATTCTCTATCCAGCGGTACGGAGCTAATCGGTGTTGTAAGAATCGTTTTAACGTTCTGCACGACTTCAACAACCGTTGATTCCGGAGCAAAATTAATTTCCTGTAAATCAATGTCAGCTAATACTATATTCATGCCGTTTCACTTCCTTCACTGTCGTCCGTACCCTCCATTGCTTCTACGGCATTTCCATCCCACACAGGATTATCATCAACATATTCTTTCAATGTTACTTGTACTGTTGATGTGAGTATATTGCCGATATTGTCCCATTCCAACGTTTTTTCGCCGACGCTTTCGATGACCCATAGATTATCGCCGATGGGAGCATTGTTGATAATCAGCTGCATCGCACACCCAGCTTCGCACGATCGCCGAATTTTTTCCGCTTCAGCAGCCGGATTAACACCAAGGAAAACATTAAACTGCATCGTAAACGTAATCGTTTGCGTATCTGGTCCCAAAAATTCAATAATCGGGTGCCCGCCCATAACATTATGAGACGCCAGCCTTGCAGAACCGTTTCTCTCCCAGTCTGTAAAAGTATGGACTTTACGAGACGAACAAATAAAAACAATGTCGCCCAAACAACCGATTGGCTGCGGAAATCCCAGTGAGGCCATCTTGCTCTGTAACCAACTTTGAGCCTCAGTCATCGCAACACTGGCTGCCGTGTTGAGCCGCTTTTGAATTGTTTTTTGTACGCTTGCCTTATTGATTTTATTTTTTGCGACGTTACTCAAAAAAGACATGTCAGCCTCCTATAAATACATTCGGACTGCCACTAATGTGGCTGCCCGATTGGCTACAATCCTGGCAAACCGTTTCATCTCCTATCCTTGTTGCCCCTCGGCCATTGATAAAGACGGTTGAAGATGCTCCAGTTGACTCGAATGTTCCGCTATGAGGACAGTTGCACGGGCCTGTATCTCCCTTTCGATGCGCTCCCTGGCCATTAATAAAAACATCCGAAGAAACGACTTCATTGGTACCGGTCCGCGTGTGCGGACAGCATCCCTTTTTCATATTGCAAGTACCCGTTTCAGTATCTCCCAATCTCGTTGCCGCCGGCATATTATCACCTACTTACTCATTCAAATGGATGGTTGCCCCATTAATGTTGATGGGGCCAATGCAATTGATATTCATCGTATGAGAGCCTCTGTCGTACTCAATATAGCTGCCATCGCCAAAATCTATTCTGCGAACATTGGCATCAGCGACTTGCGGCAGACATTTTTCCGTAAAATTGCTGCCTAAAATCCACCCCATTGTTTTGTTTTTATCACTCGGCAGAATCAAGCATATGACTTGTTCACCGATATCCGGCATCCAGTAATCTTTCACTACCTTGCTTCCCCGATTAATGATTGCCAGGCTGCTGGATACTTTGTTGTTCTGATCCTTAAAGTACACTCTGGCCGTATTTGTTAAGGGATCCACTTCCGATACAGTACCAATCTGTACGAGGTTCTTGATTGTTTTAAATAACTCATTAGTATCCACCGATGCACCTCCGTATATCAAATTGGACCGTATAGCCATTGCCCAGCGAATGACTTGCTTTTGTGACAATATATTTATTGTCGAATTTGCCAAATCCCTCGAGTTTGATTGTAATGCCAGCCATAATATAAAAATTTCCAACCATCGTAATAGAACCCTTGCACTCTTCTTTATTTTTTTCTCTAAGCTTCTTTTTAGCCAACTTTTCCGCCGCAGCTATATCCTCGACTTTTTCATTGACCTGGAGTGTGAGCCCTTCTTTACGATTTGGATCCGTATACGTGTATTCAATTAGTTCTTCCTTTTTGCCATGCTGGTACTTGACGTGACAAGCTTTATATACTTCCTGAATTGTAGAAGTAATAGAATAAGAAATCGTTGAATCATTGCCTTTGATAATAGTGACGACCGGTTCCTTTTCTTCATACTTCTGCTCATCAATAATGATAATCTGCTCGTCAGATACTTTCAGACACAGCCCGGCATCGCTGCACAGTTTTTGTAGAAATGCCAGGTCAGTCTCTTCTGTCTGATCGGCCCGGTCAAGTTCCGGGTCATCATCCGCATCAAAGAACAATGTCATTTTTGCCCGGTCAGCAATTTCTTTCGCAATAACCGATAATTTTGTTTTTTCCCATGCCTGGTTATGGTCAACACTCCGTATTTCCGCGTTATTTGGCACGGAAATCCCTTTTATTTTGACTTCTTCTGGTGCCCCGCTGCACTCGATTTCATCAATCTCGAACTTGCCTAATGGCAATTCCTGCAAGTCCCCGGCAGTCACCCACTGTGTTGATATAAGCGATACGGTCAGCATTGCTCCGCGTTCTGGCAGCCAGTCGGCTTTCCAGATTTCCGGACGGTCTTCTAATGTAATATTGATAGCATCCGCTTTGCTACCTAATTCATCATCAATAGTAATGCTTTTTACATACTGCTGTATTTCTGTCGAAATATCTTTATCGTCATAAAGGATTATTGCCTTTGTCTGCCTGGCAGGATGACCACTCGCCATTATTGGCGTACGAAATAGTTTCTTTGCATAGTCTTGCAATGTACTGGTATTCATAGTTCTTTACCTCTTCCACGGCGGCAGCGTAGACGCTGTTTCAACTGCTATATCTGGTAGTATCAGCTCTACGCCGGCCGGGAACATAACCACATTCATATACTTGATATTTTCCGCAATGACTTTGTCCGTGTACTTGCAAGACCCATATTTTTTATAGCTGATGAAATCCCAAGTATCTCCTGATACTGTTTTGTATTTAGTAGGCATAGTTCCGACGCCTCTTTTCGTGCTCGTACTCTTTCATCTTGTCAGCAAATGATTTTCCAGCCATATGGCCCGCATCAGCGACGGCCTTTTTCAACCGTTCAATGTTGTCAGCACTGCCATTAACATTGATATTAAACGTGAATTGCGGGGCCATTGTCGCTGTTTCCGGCTCTTGAGCAGCATTGCCAGTCATTATCCTTGGTGCTGCCGATGATGGCGCTGCCCCCGGTTTCAGCCTTCCCAAATCAAGCTTGCGATTATTTCTGTCAATGTTTGATGTATCAAAGCCTAACAGTTGCCCGGCCCGTTTCCAAAGGCCCACCGCCCGTGGTGATCCATCGAGGGGGATGGCTGCTTCCGCACTATCTTCAGCAAACCATGTCAAGAACGCTCCTTTATTGTAAATACCACCAATAGCGTTAGTTCCCGGTTCTTCGCCACCTTCTCCACCACCATCAGTTACAGTGTGGACCCCAATGGTAATGCCTTCAGAAAACTGGTTTTTAATGTTATTCCATGCACCGCCAATCACTTCAGAAATTTTTCCCGGAATCTGGCTAATCCAATTGATAACAGCATTATATGCACCACTGGCCCACTCGCTCGCAGCAGCAACAAATTGAGCGCCAGCTTCGGCACAATATTCCGGCAATTGCATCAACCATTCATAGGCACTCTGTACTAATTGCGTCAGCCATGAAACGACAGTAGCATATGCTGCAGAAAGCCATGCAGATGCTGCTGAAATAAATGCAGATCCTGCGGCCATACAATACCCTGGCAAATTCATCAGGGAGTTATAAGCCCCCTGTACCATATTGGTTATCCAGGTAACTACTGTTGAATACGCCTGACTTAACCAGGCGGAAGCCGCAGCCACAAAGGCTGTACCTGCCGCCATGCAGGCAGAGGGTAATCGGCTGAACCATTGCACAACCGCAGTGATGATACTGCGGATACGCCCTGGCAAAGCCATCAATGCTCCAATAATGAAGCCCACAACAAATGCTATACGCCCAGGAATCGATACGATAAAACTAAAAACGGCTCTGATGCCGCCCATAATCATGCCAGGTACTGCCCTGACGCCCGAAACAATACCATTCCACGCTGATGAAGCTCCATTCTTTATGCTGTTCCAGGCGCCAGAAACGGTCGATACAATACGATTCCAGGCTGCCGATGCCGTCGTGGCGATGGTATTCCAGGCATTGGCAGCATAGGTTTTGACTTTATCAAAATTTTTATATAACAAATACAATGCGGCAATTACCGCTATGATGCCGATAATAATAAGACCCGTAGGACTAGCCAACATAGCAGCTCCTGCACGCATAAACGCGGCTCCGAGACGCGATACAACGGGCCCCAATTTACTGATAGCGCTGCCAATTTTAGCAATATGTTCAGCCATTTTGAGATTTTTAATGACTTCATACTGTGCCTTGAGTAATTTAAATGCATCGGCCACGAAATGGGATATACGTACATACGCGAATAATCCAACCGCTGCACCTGCCATGCCCATGATGCCGGTTATGACACCCGGATGTTGTGCCGCTACTCTTGACAGCGCACCAGCATATTTGGCCAACGTATCTGCACCCCTGGCAATAGCCGGCAGGAATGTGCCTCCAATGCTGATTGACAGCGATTCTATAGCCGACTTCAATCTGATTGACGCGCCACGGGCATTATCGTTCATGGTATTCGCCATTTTTGCAGCTTCGCCATCAGAATTTTCCATCTCAGTCACAAGCGCATCAAATGTTTCCGGTCCGGATTCCAATACGGCCATCCAGCCCGTTGCCGCTTCTGTACCAAATATGGCTTTGAGTGCCGCCAGCTTTTCTTCATTGCCCAAATCTTTCGTTTTATCTCGCAAATCGCGTAGTATGCTCGACATCTTCCTTGGCCCGTTGGTATCGCTCATCTTGATGCCCAGCGATTCCATGACCATAGCCGCTTCTTTCTGTTCGGCCGTTATATCCTGCATAGACATCCCTAACTGATCCATTGCCTTTTGGGCCATTTTAGGCGGCCCTGCTAATCGCAGGAATCCAGACCGCAGCGCAGTGCCGGCTTGTGATGCCTTAATGCCTGCATTGGCCATGATACCAGCCAAAGCAGCCGTTTCTTCCATCGACACACCAAAAGCATGCGCCACCGGTGCTGCGTATTTCATAGTTTCGCCGAGCATCCTGACGTTAGTATTGGTCCGTGTCGATGCAACAGCAAATACATCAGCCATATGTCCTGCATTTTCCGCCGACAACCCGAACGCTGTAAGATCATCAGAAACGATATCCGCCGTTGTTGCCAAATCTGTACCACCAGCTGCGGCCAATGCCAACAGCCCTGGCATACCTGAAATAATTTGATTCGTATTCCAACCGGCCATGCCTAAATACTGCATGGCTTCAGCACTTTCCCTGGCTGAGAATTGTGTCTTTTCGCCAAGTTCGCGCGCTGTATTAGTCAGCTGTTGGAAATCCTGGTCACTTGCCCTGGTAATAGCCCGTACCTTGGACATAGCGGCTTCAAATTGAGCCGCTGTATTTATCATAGCCACAGCCGGAGCCGCTACCATGGCAACCGTTGCCGCTCCAGTCATCAAGCCTGCTTGTGAAGCGCTAAAGTTGGCCGCCGCCGTTTTTCTTGCACTTAAAGCTGCCTGCATTCTCGCTTGAGCTTCACGCGTCGCCCTCATCTGCTGTTGTAATCTCTGCAGATGTGTGCGATATTCTTCGGCACTCATTCCGGCTGTCTGCATCGCCTGCCGTATTCGCTGCGTACTGGCAGCATACTGAGCTTCTGTAATTCGGCCTTGTTCAAATTGCCTTCTTAAGCTGACTAACTGTTGGCCATATTGCCTCATCTGAGCCGTGCTTTGTTGCCACGCCCGGTTAAGCTGTCGCGTTTGAGCACTAATAGAGCGGGCCGTATTCCCCAGCTGTCTCATTTGTGCTGACGACTGATTCATAGCCGAGCGAAAACTGCCAGACATTGTTGCCGAAATCGCGAAGGCAACCTCAAATACATGTCCCATAGCCATGGCTATTACCTCCTTTCTTACTAATCATTGTGCGTTTCATTGGCTTTTTCCTCAATTAAATTGAGCCAGCGATGCATATTAAACATCGACTGGCTCATCCAAAAATCAAGGTTTCCGTAATCATACAGCTCTACAGCAATTTTGGCTATTTTTTCGGCAGGCGTTTTATTGTCTGCGTTTCCGGTTTGGCTTCCGATGGCGAAACGATTTCTTCGGCCAAACTCCCTAATAAAAAATTTCCCACCATTGAAGTAACCAGGGTATATTCTTTGATAGGAAGATTGCGGATATCCATTACCGATTCAGATAATGCTTTCGCCGCCAATCTTGCCTGAAACGATTTTGAAAATGTAATATCCGGCGTCATGTTTCCTGCCATACGTTCATTTTTTTCTGCCTGTTCAAAGTCGTAACCGGACAAATTTTCTAACCCAGCCTGCAGTTTCTTCGTATCCCAATCCATAACATTCACTCCTTTATAATCCCAGTGCCGCCCGTACAGAGGCAAAATAATCAGTACCATTTACCTCGTAGATATAGTTCAATTTATCAATTTCTACTTTTTTATCATCGTTAATCGTAATCTTGATGTAGATGACCGTAAACGTATTCTGGCTATCAGTCTGAGACGCCGGATCCAGTTTGCCGACATCCATTTCCTTTGGCAAAACCCGAACAACCACAGCGATGGAATCGGTAATAATCTCGCCTGTCGCCGCATCATAGTGCTGATTAGCACCCCTGAACTCTAGATCATGAGCTTTGGGTGCCATAAGTTCCGTCAAGTCCTCGTTAATAGTACGCCACTTGATAGAAACATCCATATCATCGGTCATGCCCAGTGTCGGCATGTCGATATCCCCACCAATACCGGCCCCTTTCATTGTATTGGTTTTATATTTAATCTTCGGCAACGTGATATCAGCCATACCAAGTTTGCGGACACCGTCTTTAAAAACTTCATAGTTAATTAATTTATCACGTTGTTCATTAATTGGCATTGTTTTCCACCTCTCTCATTAAGCGAACAAGTTAGACAGGTAATCTACATCGTATTCCTGAATAAAATCAATTTCACGAGCTGGAGGCGGCGGTGCCATATAGACATGGAATTTAACAATGCCATCAAGCAAATCCGTTTTCGTGTTTTCATCCGAACGAAATTCTACACGCCCGCCTAATAATGCGCCTATCGCTGTCAATCCATTTAACCAGATGTTTGCACTGTTAACAACGCTACGAATCAGTCGTTTATTTGTAGCATCATCAATTTTGCTCCAGTAGGTTGTAACCAACGTATTCCCTACCCAGTTAAACATCCTGCGGATATTAATAAATGCGTCTTTCGGATCTGTACTGGACGGATATGCGCCTGTACGGTTGCCATAAAGTCTCCAGCCGCCGATAAAATTCAATGCCGTTACAATTCCTTGTCCATTTAAATATGCTGCCGAATCAATTCCCAAATAGATTTCATCGCCGTCGGCAGTGCAGGCACCATCAATCTGCAATGATTTATTAGATGGAGATACATACGGAACATCACTATTCGCCGCATCCACCTGATTCATTAAGCTTGCAATATGCGAAGACAAATGATATTTTTTATCTCCATTTTTGACTCGCGGCCATGCCACATACTGCAATTCACCCACGAAATTATTTTTGTTTTTCCATGCCGATACATTGCTGTACATCGTAACGCTATCATCTACATCACATAGACAAATCGCTTTAAATATATTATTAATGTTGACTACTTTAGCTTTCATGACGCTTGCTACAGTCGGATTATGTGACCATCCTGGAGCGATAACAATGCCTGGCACCAATCCAAAGCGCGGGAAGATTTCAGAAAGCAATTCCAATCCGCTGTTCTTCCCCGTAGTTGTGCTTACCCCGCCAATAATATCGTCGGCAGTAACTTTCGTTGTATCCAGAGCCTTATATGCTGCATATACAGTTGCAACACTGGCCATTTTCCCGCCTTCAATAGCTGTAATAACTACTTCACCATCGTCATTATAGGCTGCTGTATAATCCGTATCCTTTACCAAATCCGCTTCTGTACTTTCCTGAGTTGATAAAGCCAGCGTGTCTACGAAAACGGCATCCTTGATTTTCCCGACTCCGTCAGTGAGTTCTACAGCAATATTTTTCTGATGCTGAACATGTTTCGATGTATCCATGCATGGCACCAATACGATTGGCGCCATGTTATAGAGCGCAAAGTGCGTGAACATGACTTCACACAGACTGTATTTATCCCAGTCATCGCTATATCCCAATTGCTGTACCGCTTCTTGATACGTATAACAAAGAACCGGCGTATTGTCGGCAACTGGATTAGTCGCCAGATGAACCGGAGCCGTACCAAACGCCACAATCAGCGCCGCATCAGTCTGCGTCATCGGCACCAGGCCGGTTGGTACTTCAGAGATGTATATACCATGTTTGTAGGTCCCCATTATTTATTCCCTCCAATCACTTCTTCATATGCAAGATTCTGTGGTGTACCCTTGGTGTGTACCTTATTTTCTGCTTCCATCATCTTGTCCGTGCGGACAAAGAGTAAATCAATTTTGGGAAACATCGCTTTTAATTCCTCAACCTTTTGATAGGGTTTACCATCACAGTACACACGGTACTGAATTAACCCGTATTGTGTCCGATTCGGACCAATATAAATATAAGACGTTGTTTCTCGTCCTTCTGTTTCAGACATTCTTATACCTCCATTTCTTCACGCGGCTGCGCTATGGTATAGCGCAATGTCGCATACGCAAACCAAAACGGATACGGCTGATTTTCAATGGTTTCCCATTTACTGGGCAGCGTCAGGCGGAATCTCTTGGCAATCGTGCGTTTCTTCAGTATTGCCTGGCGTACGGTTTCCATGAGATCCAGCACATCCATCCACGCGTTTTTATCTTCGCCATAACAGCCAAAGGTAATACCTACTGTAGCATATGACTCCGGTATTTCCCTGGACTCTCCATCATCTACATGCTGCAGGCTCACAATAATAAGCGGATAGTACGTATCATTGGCAAAGTCTTCATCAGAGATATGCTGACGATATACCGTTACTTTCTTTTCATCCTGTAATTCCGCAGCATATTTACTGCTAGTTATGGTCTGTTCGATGTATTCAGCCAATTCTTCAACAAGTAATACAGGTATCATTTAGCCTCCCAAATACTTACCAATTTCTTTTTCCAGATTCTTAGTAATCATTTGCTCAGTGCGCTCCTGAAGCCGTTTCTTTATAAAATCAGCTATACTTGGATGTTCCAGCATCTGAGGCGTTGACGGGCCGGACAACTTGTTTATCGGCAAGCTGGCATTACTGGTTCTTCGGAATACGCCAACGTGGCCAGAACGCATCTTGGCCAAAAATGCATGAGCAATAGTACCACCCTGGCCTCTTACCACTTCAGCATACGTATATTGTCCCGTCGGCGGTCTATGTGCCGGTGGCCATGATGGATTCGTCTTGAAATACGAAAGGTCATTGACGCGGCCCCGCGCTACAAGAGCCGCCCCCATGTCCCTATTCTGTACTTTTAATGCTGAACTTATATGCGGTTGGTCGATAGTATACCGCTCCTGCACTTTCTTAATCGCATCGCCTTTAATGCCACGGATTGAATCACGTATAGCTTTACGCACTACAATCTCTGTAGCGCCAGGTATTCGCTCCAGTAAATGTTCCGCCCTGGCCAACGCCTCATCCGCTCTGATTTCAATCATTTAAGGCACTCCCATTCTGTATGCGGCCAGCTGTATCGTATATACGCCCATATCTTCTGTACAGGACGCCACCTTATACAGTTTGCTGTCTACCCGAAAATTTTCGCCTTGCTTCGGCTCCCGCTGCAAAGAGGACGTTTTCACGACAACACACAGGAAATCGCCGTGCAAGCCGCTAAAATTCCTTGCCGAACGCGTTACACGCTTGGTCCTGTCATTCGTGATAACGCAAACACAGGTATTCCCCTCCAGCGTGTGCGTCTCGGCAAACTCATCTTCATTGAGAAAGACGTTGTCTATATCAGCGGCCACCATGTCCTTAAAGCCGCTCATTAGCCAATTTTTATGACAGCTACCGTTCCCGAAGCTGTTTTATCCATTACGCAGAGACCTGCCGGGACACCACCTTCAGCCGTTTTGTCAATGTTGCTGTTCGTTTTGTTCCAATATACTTTCTCCCCGGTTTTAATTTCCACACCAGATGCCGCTGGCAGTTCATAAACGCCAACAAGGCTAACTGCTCCTGTTTCTCCGGCTATAATTGTTTCGGCAGCTACGCCGATGCAGTCAGCAAACGGAATGACCTGCCCCCAGGCCACTCCTTCTGCCGGTGTGTAATCAATCTGGTACCCTTTTTGTACATATGTTGCTGTTGCCATTTATCTTCACTCCTTATCCTTCAGCAGCGCCCGTAGACTTCAACAGGCCGCGGAAATCAATCAGATTGACGCCGAAATCCATGTAGATTCTCCATTTGATGCCCAATGTATCAAACTGGATAGCGCTTTCCATTGTCGGCGTATCTTTCCCATTGAGATAAGTAACTTCAATACCCGGCAATACCATTGGCGCCGCAGTTAAATACCATTCCTTTTCATTGGTAAGTTCTGGATCAGCTACAACCGTCAGGCGATTTGCAAACGGGTTCGGCGTCGCGTTGTGCTTCGTCGGATCTACTACGGAACTGATAAGCTGTGCTGCCGTTACTTCAAGTTCTGGTGGAACAATCAAATACGCCGGCTGTACATTCAATGCTTCCTTTCCGCCAATATTTTTTTGACGGGCCATCAACGCTTTAGCAACACCCAGGCCGGCAACAGTGATGTCCTGCGCAGTCAGATTGCCGTGAGTTTCTGAAAACAGTTTCGCTTTTTCGATTGTCGGATTCGTAGTCAGGATTTTATAGACCAGTTTATTGATACCACGACGGGCAGCCGCACCGTATTTAGCAGGAATCTGGGACAATGCCCCCAGATCGTCATTGATGATAGCTTTCCGTGTAATGCTGAAGCTGCGGCCATATGTACCAACAACCGTTGTTGCCGCGCCTTCCGTCAATGTAGAATCCTTAAATTCACCGTTTTCTGTCATCGGTAACAATTCATCCGCTTCAGAAATACGATAACGTGTCGCTACTTTGAAGTCACTGTTCGTGCCTACCCCGGTCCACAGCTGGAATGTAGTCGGTACCACCTGATACGCCTGAGCCATGGATTTGTTCGCTACATTGGACAGAATACCGGAAAATGCACTCGAAGGCGTCAGTGCTTCACGGACGAGCATTTCATCATCCATCCCGCGCGTATCTACATTCTTTTCCCGTTCAATACATTCCGCTGCCAGTCTGAGCAGCCGTTTACCACGGAAATCCATTGCCCCGTCGGCAGGTTTATCCAATCGTACACCAGCACGCAATGCCAGGCCGTCCGTAGCTGCAGCGCGGAACTTATCCATTTCGTCAGTAATAACAGAAACCTGTTCCGGAACACGTCTCGTTGCTAACGTCTGCAGTACAGCAGCACGCACAGAATCTACTGTTGCCCCTTTCTGAATATATTCATCCGGGCTGATATCAAAGTTACGGCACAAACTCATAATTTCTGTAACTCTGTCACGTTCGGCTTGAATCGTTCTTGTAAAAGAATCTCCTCTATCAGTCTGGTCCGTGGCAGTTACCGGGGTATCGTTTCTTCTCTCCGTCCCACCTGTCGGCTGGCCAATATTAGTCTGTACTTTCGGTTTTGTTTCATCCATTCTGTTTTCTCCTCCTTCTAATTCGCGGTTTACGCCAACTGTGGCATCCGCGGGAACAGACACAATAGAAATTTCATAAGGCGTCCACTTACGAGCAATATCGCAAGGTCCTGTAAAGCGCCCATCCGTGCTGGTTTCGCCTTCGTTGACCGTTTCCCACACGGCTACCCTGTAACCTACGGAAACGCCTTTCAGCGTCCCAGACAATACTTTTTGGTAGATAATGTCGGAATCCGGGTCATCATCAAACTGTACCGTAGCTACGCCGCGATGTGCGTTGCTGTCGATACCCACATCAACAATTTTCCCAACCGGCCTATTAGAGTCGTGGTTAAATAACAGGACGCCAATATCTTCCAGCCTGCTCAAATCAACGGCCCCATCTGCATGGTCGAGAATTTCAATACTCCACCAACGTTTGTAAGGATCCTCAGACGAAAAAGACAGCTGTACTTGACGGCTATCTCCTTGTCCCTCCTCAGCACGTTGGATAATATGACCGTTCATGCTTCGGATTAGATTTTCATTTTGCTTACGTTTCATCGTCTTCTCCTTCCTCATTATTTTCGGAATCGCCATGCTCGGCGTTGTTCCCACTACTGTCGTTTTTATTCTTATTGCCCGTATGGTTGCTTTCTGCAGCTTGCACAGATTCAGGCGTGTGTATAGATAACGTCAAGCCCAGGCTTTCCGCTGTCTGCTTTTCAAGCGCCATCTGTTCCAGCTGTTCACGCCAGTCATAGCCGCGTTCAGCACACCATTGCGCCATCGTTTTGCCACCGTTCTGGATGGCTTTGATGTCGGCATCGACTTCTTTTTCCGGATCAATCCAGGACCAGCCTGGAGCAACCCATTGAACTTTTTGGTATTCTTCGCGTCGCTGCCAATAATCGGGAATCATAAGTCGGCCAGACAGTACAGCCGCATCAAGGAACTCTTCATAAACCGGCTGGCATAAATGAGATGCCATAAATATTTGCATCGGCTCAAACGTCTTTCTGTCTTCCAATGCCCCTTGTCTGGCTGAAGAAAATGAAGCCTTTTGAAAATCCCTGGACATCATTTCATACGACAAACCCAGCCCGGACCCGGCCAGGCGTTCCTGCACTGCGATAAAATCTTTGGCCGAAGTAATAGACCGTGTCGGATTCGCTGTTTCTACTTTTTCACCAGGATTGAGATACTTGACCATCCCCGGCCGGATAGATTTCAACGG